ATAGAGCAGATGGACAAATTAAATTGTTTGATCTTCGTTCTACCATCTATTCACAAATTGTAGATTATGCCACTAATCCTGATTATGGTAATCCATCTGATCCGGATTCAGGTTATGATCTTACTGTTAAGAAAGAAAAAACAGGACCACTTCCTCAAAATGTTAAATACACTTGTATTCCTGCACGTAACAATGCAGCTTTAACAGATGCAGAAAAAGGTTTAGAGTTGTTTGATCTCAGTAAGATTTACAAGCGTCAAACTTATGAAGAGCAAAAAGAGTGGCTCCTCAAAAATACAGCTTATTTTGCCGGAGATGTATCCGATGAGTTTAAGCCTCAAGAGGATGTGGATGACTTAGCATGAAGAAATCACTAGCGGATATGGGGTCTACAACTGTAGATCCCAATCCTACTGAAGAAGATACAAGAACATTTGGTGCTTTTAAAAATATTAAAGGCGATCAAGCCACTATTGATCTAAATGAACTTAGAAAAATGAATATCTTTTTTGCTACTCCTTGTTATGGAGGACAAGTTACAGATCAATTCTTTTTATCAATGTTTAGAACTTCTCAAACATTCATGCAACATGGTATTAATTTTAGGATTACTACACTACGTAACGAGTCTTTAATTACTCGTGGTCGTAATATTCTTACTGCTATGTTTTTAGAAAGTGATTGTACGCATTTAATGTTTATTGATGCTGATATTGAATTTCAGGCAGATGATTTACTTAGAATGATGGCATATGATAAACCTATTATGGCAGCTGCTTATCCTAAAAAAGCATTACCTATTCAGTATGCAATTAATTTTAAATTTATTAATCAAGATAAGAAACAGATTAGAATAGAGAATGGTGCAGTAGAAGTATTAGACGCCTCAACAGGATTTTTCTTAGTCAAACGTGACGTAGTTGAAAAAATGATGCAAGCCTATCCAGAATTGCATTATCGTAATGATTCTAATATTGACGAAAAATTTAATAAATATTGTTATTCATTTTTTGATACTATTCATGATCCAGAAGATAATAGGTATTTATCAGAAGATTATACATTTTGTAGACGTTGGCAAAAATTAGGTGGAGAGATCTGGTTAGATCCTAATACTAAACTTAATCACGTAGGTACTTACTCTTTTGAAGGTGATGTTACTAAAATTATTAATCAAGGTAGTGGTTAAAGTTACAGGCTCCTGATATTAATCAGGGGCCATTTACTGCAGGTATTGCTATGAGAAAATATCTTCGAGAACTAAACTCATATAGTCTATACATGAATGTGTCTTTAAAAGAGGCACATTTTATGCATTGGTGTGTTAAAGGACATTTGATACCTGATGAATGGCCTGATGAACATATAGTAGTAATGTATGATAGTTATTTTAAAAGAATATGGGGAAATCATGAGATACAAGTATATTCTAGAGAGTCATTTGAAGAAGCATGGCTTTTAAAAATATTAAACATATAACTACAACTTCTAAAGAGTATCAAGTTGAAGTTGAATGGATGATAACCCAAAGGTGTAATTATAGCTGTAGTTATTGTGCTAGTTATGATAATAGCGGTAATTTTATGTTTAAAACTTTAGAAGAATATACTACAGCTTTTAAATATCTTTCTAATTATTTTGGAAATAAAACTATAAAGTTAAATTTTTTAGGTGGAGAACCCATGCTGTTTAAGCAATGGCCAGAACTTATTAACTATATTTCTGAGTATAATTATATACCTAAAATAACTACTAACTTGTCAATCCCTGTAAAAAGTTATATAAATAAACTAAATAAAGATTTAGGTAAATTCATAGTAGCCAGTTGGCATCCAGAATATGCTACTGATCAATTTATGGAAAATATTCAGTTACTTAATGATAATAATTTTATAAGAAGTGTTAGTGTGTCTGCCCCACAAGAATACTGGGACCAAGCAATAAAAGTACTAAATATTTTAAAAATAAAATATGGAAAACAGTTTGCACATCTAACTAGAATTAAAGATGAAAATAATCAAGGTATAAGTATTACTAATAACTTGATAGATTATACACCAGAGCAAGAAAAGTATTTTACATTTCACAGAGACTATCCTGTGCAAATTAAAATAATAGATGCTAAAGATAAAGTTAATGTGTATAATGAAATTGATACTCATTCTATTAAGTTTAAAGGAATGAATTGCGCAGTAGGAAGAGATAGTATACATATAACTCCTAATGGAGATGTATATCCTAGTGCTTGTTTACTAAACTATAGAAAAGCTAGAATGGGAAATATTTATAAAGAAAATATAATAAAACCTACTAGTAGTATACGTTGTCCTTTTGATGCTTGTTATTGCGGTCCTGATCAACGTATAGAAAAATGGGCATAGGTGTAGCCGGTTACAAAACTATATGGAACTACGTTCCCCGCTGTAGCACTACGTGCCAAAGCAATGTCATATGATCGACGCTTGTTCAATAGCTTTTCACCTACGGTGTAACGTTGTTCACTTGCTAGATAACTAAATTAGCATATATACAGATAAAAAGCAAATGAAAAATTTAACACTATTAGAGATATACAATAATAACTGGGATGCTTCAATTCCAGGAAATAATGATAAAGGTAGCAATCATTCATATATTGAAATTTATGAAAGATTACTAAGTCCATATAGAGATACTAATTGTAAAGTTTTAGAAATTGGAGTAGCACAGGGTTACTCTTTACGTATGTGGAATCAATATTTTAATAAAAATTGCAAAGTACAAGGTATAGATTGGGAAAAAGGCAATCTATGTGATAATACTTTAGATATAACATATGGAGATTCTAAAGATGCAAATTTATGGACTAATTGGAATAATTTTGATATTATAATTGATGATGGAGATCACAGTAATCAAGGACAAGCAGCTACTCTTGAAGTATGGCTACCAAAACTAAATAAAAATGGATTATATATAATAGAAGATGTGTCTTTATACAATCTAAATAGGTATGGTGAAAACTGGGGAATAGTATTACAAAAAATAAATTGTCTAGACTATGTAATAGATATACTAGATATGCGAAATATTAAACAACGATATGATAATGTATTACTAGTATTTAGTAAACAGGGACTTGATTCAACAGAAGGAACTAAAGTAGTAAATGACAGTAATTAGTTTAGTTCAACCAAATTTTGCTATGAGTATAACTAAAGATAGATTTTTTCTACCATACTCAGCAGCTACAATTTGGGCATATATTGCAAGTTTTAATGATGAATCTATAAAACTAAATCAATTAGTATTTAAACGTGATTCCGTAAAGCTAACCGCACAGCTTTTAGCTAAGGATGATGTTGTTGGTTTTTCTACTTATATGTGGAATCGTGAATATAATTTAAAGTTAGCTAAGACTATTAAACAAATTAATCCTAACTGTGTTATTGTGTTTGGCGGTCCTGAAATGGAAATATTAAATCCTTTGCTTTTTACTATGTTTCCTTTTATTGATATGCATGTAATCAATGAAGGAGAAATTACTTTTAAACAAATTATTGATAACTTAGATGATTGGACTAAGATTAATAATATAATATATAATGATAATGGGCGAGCAGTAAAAACTAAACCTGGACCTAGAATTATGGATTTAGATCTACTACCTTCTCCACATTTGAGTGGGGTTTTTGATGGTATAATTAAAAATAATCCTACATATAAATTTCATATGACTCTTGAAACAAATCGTGGCTGTCCTTATCAATGTACCTTTTGCGATTGGGGATCATTAACTTATAATAAAATTAGAAAATTTGATATAGACAGGGTATTTGCTGAAATAGAATGGGCATACGCACAAAATAATATAGACAGTCTTGATCTAGCAGATGCCAATTTTGGTATATTTGTAGATAGAGATCAGTCCATAGTAGATAAGATAATATATGAACAAGAAAAAACAGGTAACAAAATAGCTTTTAATACTAACTTTGCTAAGAATCAAAATTCTAGTGTATTTCATATGATTAAAAAGTTAGCTGAACGAACAGGAAGTACTAGACATGTTACTATAGCACTACAGAGTTTAAATGAAGAAGTACTAGAAGCAATAAAAAGAAAGAATCTAGCAGTAAATAAAATAAAAGAAGTATTTAAACTATGTACTCAATATGAAATATATTTAAAAGTAGAATTAATACTAGGACTTCCTTTTGATACTCTTGATACTTTTAAAAATACATTTTTTAACTTGTATGACATATCTCCTGATTTATTTATAAATGGTTATAAATTACTAGGACTAAATAATTCAGAGCTTACTACTACCTCACAAGGTGGTGTTAAATGGGCAGAGATACAAAATTTTATAGAAAATAAAGATGATGATATTACAGAAAGTTTTAGATGGGTATATAGTACAGATACCATGACCCATCAAGATATTATTTCTGGTATATTATTTCAACAATTTCAAAATGCATTTCATGGCGGCGGTTTTTCTAATTTGTTATCTATATATAGTAATCGTAAGGGAATGAGTTATAAACAATTTTATGATCAATTACTTGACTATTGTATGAAAGATTCTTATATTGGTGACTATTTTAAATCTTTAGATAAACAATATAAACAGTGGTATAAATTAGGAACGGGTAATCTTGAAAGTATAGCTTCTATTAGCTTTGGAGCAAATAATGATATGGTACACCTACTTTGTAAAATTCATGCAGATAATAAGTATGATCATATATTTAAACTGTTAAAACACTATATGAAAAGTATAAATATGTATGATTCTGATTTATTTAAAATTCAAGCATCAGTACCTATACATTTTAATAAACAAGATGACTATCCGTTAAATTTTAAGTATAATGATAAATATATTAAATTAGTAAATTTAAATGATAAAGAGAATACTATGCAAACATTTATCAATAGTATCTATTATAAAAGAGAAGATAGCTTTGCTAAAGCTAAGATAATTGGACTTGATAATATAGGAAATAATAATGACTAAAATACTATGCAGTGCAGATTGGCATATACTATTACACAAGAAAAAAGTACCATACACTTGGCAAATGGCTAGATTCAAAAGCATGTTCGCTAAACTGTTAGATCTTGAAAAAGACTGTGATGTTCATATCATAGCTGGTGACATATTTGATAAAAAACCAGAGCCAGATGAAATCTGTTTGTTTCTGAGCTATATCAATTCAGTCACTATCCCAACCTACATCATTCCTGGTAATCATGAAGCTACTAGAAAAGGAGAATCTTTCTTTGAACATTTTACCGAAAGAAATGCTATTAAAAATGAAAACGTACATGTTTTTACGAAGAATGGACGTGCGACTGTGGGTAAAACATCATTCTGCTTTTTCCCGTATGGTGAGATGCAGATCAATAATTTACCAACGTATGTCGAAGATGATATTTTGGTTACGCATATCAGGGGTGAAGTGCCTCCACACATTACACCGGAATATGACTTTTCCTTACTCTCCCCTTGGGGCTTATGTTTACTTGGTGATCTACACTTTAATCATCGTTATAGTGACAGCAACTGCTACTATCCTGGCTCTCCGTTGAACACTACGTTTGACAGAGATGACTCGCGTGAGTATGGAGTAGATATTTATGATATTATAGATTCACACAATTATACTCGCAAATTTCATAATCTAGATTTACCTAAATTATTGCGTCGTAAGATTACAGTTGGCGAAGATATGAAAACAGATGCTAGACATCATGTGATATATGAAATTACAGGGTCACTAGATGAGCTAGCTTCCATAGCTAATTCAGAGTTGCTAGATAAAAAAATGGTAGAAAAACCCACAGAAGGTTCTACACTAGATCTTAAAAATAAAAATATACATGAAGAACTAGAAATATATCTAGATCATATTAAGGTAACAGATACTAATAGAATACTAACGGAGTTTAAAAGTATATATGCAAATTGATTTATCACTAAATAGAATATATTGGGAATATACGCAAAATAAAAGCCATTTAAGACCTGATAAGTTTTATCAATGTTCTGATATATTGCCTAGTATGGGCTGTAGAGCTAGTGTACCTGAATATAAACGTAGAGGCGAAAACTTTAGAAAAGATTTAGATTCACTAGTTGCTTTGTTTGCTGCAAAATATAAAGACTATAAATTTGTACTTTCTTTAAGTGGGGGTATAGACTCAGAAGTTACAGCTGAATCTTTTTACCAACAAGGTATACCTTTTAGAGCAGTATCTCAAAGACTATTTGGAGGAGTAAATGATTATGATATTGGCTATGCTGCTAAATACTGTAAAGAGAGATCTATTGACTATAGTATTATAAATCTTTCTATGGATAAAATGTTAAACCATACAATACCAGATGCTATAGAACATGGACAATTTACTCACTCATATTCTCAAATAGCATTAACCAATATATTTAGTATAGCACTAGAAAATGAGATTGT